CCCGACGAAGTGGTTTTACGCGCAACTGACGGACTACGCCACTATAGCGGGCGGATACGCGACGTATCCTATAGTCTACCGGGAAACTCACCCCCCATTCGCGGACAGCGCTGCGGTTGTGGTTGCCCCCTTTGCACTTTCCGATACCACCTTCAAGTTTTGGGACGTGGACGCACCAGGCTCTGCGGGGGCTATCGTCCTCGACCTGTCTCGCGGTCCGTATAACCACATCGGACTCTCGGGTGATGCTTCTTTCAGCACCATCAACGGTAATTTCAACCGCCAAGTGTTTTTCAAAATAACCGCTGATGGTCCGCAACGAAATCTGACCTTCCCCGGAGGCTGGGTATTCGTCGGAGGAACTGCTCCGGCGCATATCGAAGCGAATGCCACGGCTATCCTAACACTTGTCTCCTTTGGCACCACCGAAGCAGACGTTATTGCGCACTGGGATACCTCCGGCGCTGGCGGCGGAATGGGTCCGACGGGTCCTACCGGCCCGACGGGTCCTACCGGCCCTACGGGTCCTACCGGAGCAGGTCCGACAGGCCCAACCGGTCCGACGGGTCCCACTGGTGGAACCGGCGCTGCTGGCCCGACTGGGCCGACCGGCCCAACTGGAGCCACGGGTGCTACCGGCCCGACGGGTCCGACCGGAACCGCGGCTGCATTTCAACTTGGGGTTGCAGTCAGTGATGAAACCACGGCCCTTACTACCGGCACCGCCAAGGTGACCTTCCGTATGCCGTCGGCGGCTACGCTGACGGGGGTGCGCGCGAACATCAACACGGTGTCATCCTCCGGCCTCGTGACGGTGGACATCAAGCAGAATGGGTCTTCCGTCCTCAGCACCCAGATTACCATTGACGTGGGAGAACTAACATCCCAGACCGCCGCCACGCCGCCAGTCATCTCTACTTCAGCCCTCACGGATGATGCGTCAATAACTATTGACATTAACGGCGCTGGAACGGGGGCCAAGGGCCTTAAAGTCTGGTTGCTCGGGACGTTCTAATGGGCTTCCTAATCAATCCCTTTATGGTTGCGCCCGGAGGTCCGCAGTCTCCCAGCGATTTAGCCAACCTTGTGCGCTGGTATAAGGCGGACAGTTTTTCGCTGTCCGACGGAACCGCCATCGGAGGCACCGGCAATGAATGGCTCGACCAGAGCGGAAGTGGTGCAGACTTAACCCAGGCGACCGCGGGACAGCGTCCGGTGTATCACACTAACATATTCGGCAGTATGCCCGCCATTACGTTCACGGCTGCCAGCAGCCAGGGACTGGCGATGACGGACTTGACGCTCGCGGCGTCTCCGACGGGTCGATTTACTATCATCGTCATCGCCGCTACCACCAACGACAACATTATTCTCGGAACGGACAGCGCGGGCACGGGCAATACCCAGGTTCGGTTCCGTCACGGCGGTCCTCAGAACATTGCGTTCTTTTTCGCGGGCGTGGGGGTTGATTCTAGCCCTTTTACTAACGCTCAAACATCTATTCGGTCAACCTGCTGGCGGCGTTCCGATGCTTTTGGCTCTATTCTGTTTCGAGACAACAAGATTTCCGTTGCTTCCGGCGGCAACGACCCCGGCGTCGCGGACATAAACCAAGTCGGGCTTAGCTTCGGGCTGTTCACCAACGGCAACGTGGCCGAAATATGTATTTACACGGCGTCGCATTCCGATGCCGACCTGGATGCTTTGTATGACAATTATTTTCGCCCCCGATGGGGCCTGCCTTAACGCCCAAAAACACGCACTATTTAGAGACTATGAGCAAAGAAATATCACTCGCTCGCGAGTATGACCACGAAGGCCCGCTGGCGGTAGCTATACCTGACCGCGGACCGGACTACCCGACTTTCACGTATTCCGGCAAGAAAGAACTCGACCTGCCCGAGGAAGGCGAAATGACCGTCAAGTTCAAAAAGGTCAGCGAAACATCCTCGACCAACAAGGACGGCACCCACTACTACGAGTGCAGAATCGAAGTGCAAAGTATTTGCGACGTGGAAGACGATGGCGATGAGGATGACGCTCCCGAGGCTCCGGCACGCGGCTCAGACAAATCGGTCTCGGACATCCTCGACGGTCTGATGAAGGCCCACATTGAAAACTCCGACTCCAAAGAAAGTTACTAACAGTGTTTACGGTTGACGAAATTTTTGACGAAGGCAAGAAAATCATCGGCGCGTGCGATGACACCAAGTTTTTTCGCTGGTGCTCGGACGTAACGACCATTGTTTGCAACAAGGCCGACCTGGAAGCCCAGAAGGGCGTCATCGACATTTGCACCGTCGGGTGCCGATGCCACGACCGCGGACTAAAAATTCACGACCGGGGTTGCGGCAGCGCGTGCGTGACGATGCCCCGAGAAGTCGGCACCGTCCTCGCAGTCAATGTGGAAGGACGGCCCAGTCTCGGTGTTGACCAACTTTTTTCATTTCACTTGAACGGCCCAGGCGACCGACCATTGCACACCCGATGTGAGCACCAGTGGCAGGACCAGGGCGCGAACCACAGCACCTATCGGGACCTACTCAATCCGGCGCTGCTCGTGGCATACCTTCAGCGGCCCGAGGACGCCGGAAAAGCTCTCATTGTGTATGGCTATGATAGCGCCGGACAGCTACTCCGGCGCGAAGAGGGCGGAATTTGGATGAACGGCTACCGGGTGCCGACGATTTACGGCGTGGCCATGCCGGATGCAGGCGCGCCGCTGATTGCACGCATTACCGGAGTTTTCAAGGACAGCACCGTCGGCTCGGTCCGGCTCGCTACCATCGACAGTTCCGGAAGCACCGGTGTCAACCTGGCGGTATACGAGCCCGACGAGAACGTGCCCCAGTATCGCCGCATTACCTTGAACCGCTGCGCGCGGTGGGTGCGTGTCGCGTATATGCGCGCGAATCCCATTTACACCAGCCGCTTCGACCACATCCCGATGCTGAGCCGCGCCGCGTTCCTTATCGGTATGCAGGCGCGCAAAGATTACTCCGACCGCCAGTGGGCCGATGCCCACAGCGCTGAGGCTGATGCTGCCCGGCTCGAAATTGAAGCCCAGCAAAAAATCGAACCCCCTGTTTATATGCCGGTGCAAGTCATCGACCGGAACAACCCTCGTGACAAGTCGGACTACGACATCCGCTAACCTATGGCCGCAGCTACCCTATTCGATTTCGATGGGGCTTTCGTGCAGGGAATGAATTCCAGCATGGAGCCTGGGCAACTGCCCATTGGCTACTACTGGGACAGCATTAACATGGTGAACGTCGGCGGGGTGTTATCCTGCCGCCCCGGACACCGGTGCCTCGTGACCTTCCCGATGGGCAATTTACAAGGCGCTACTATTTTCAATCCCCGAGTCGGGCTGTCGCAGTTCATCGTCGTGGTTGATGGCATTGTGTATGTCGCGCCGTATCCATTTCTTCAGTTTGCGCAGCTTCCGAACGTGCAGATGCTCCCGTGGGCGAAGCAGGTGTTCTTCGTGAACGCCGTGCAGTCGGCGAAACGCACCACCACCGACTTCAGTTCCCCCATTACGGTGATTAACCCTCGAAATGTTTTGCTCATTCAGGACGGCGGCAACACGGCTCCTGCGTTTTTCGACGGCAGCACTTCCGGCCACATCCGGGATAATCTTTTCGAGACTCCCGCGGGGGGTCCGATGGTCTGGGTTGGCGACCGGCTCTGGGTTGCCGTTGACGACACGGTGTATGCCAGCGATATTTCCAATCCGTTCAGCTTCCGCGAGCAAATTTACCTCGGCAACGTGCAGGGCTTCCATTTCACCGGCACCGTCACGGCGATGGCGAAAACTCCGTCACTCGAAGCGCCTCAGTTAGCGGTATTCACGGAAACTAACGCCAGCATTCTCCAGGCGAACATCCGCGACCGCTCGCTCTGGCCGACCACGGACAATTTCCAAATCGAAGTGCTGCAAACCGGCTGCGTCGGCGCACGCGCGGTGGTCAATCACTTCGGCCAGCTTGCCTGGTTCAGCCCCCAGGGACTTGTGGTGTTCGATTTCGCTACCGCGGGCAAACTGAGCACCCGTCTGCCGCTGCGAGACAACGAGATGATGCGGAGTAAGGGCCGCGTGAGCGATAACCTGGATTGCATTGCGCTCGGGTCCTTCGGTCAATACGCCCTGGTGAGTGTCCCGAGCGGAGACTACTACAACAAGCACACCTGGTGCCTGAACGACGTGTCGGTGGAATCCCTCACGAATTCCAGCGGCCCGTCCTGGTCCAGTGTGTGGCTCGGCACTCGACCCGTGCAGTGGGTGACCGGCGTGGTCTCCGGCATCGACAGAATTTACCATGTTAGTGTGGACGAGTCCGACGGACAGAACCGTCTGTGGGAATCGTTTACTCCCGACCGGCTCGACAACGGGTGCCCGATTACGTGGGCCGTGCAGACTCGCGGATATTTCGGAGCTACGAGCCAGAGCGGGAAAATCCCCGGCAGCGACTGCCGGTTTCAGTGGTCCGACGTGGCCCTGTGTGGCGTGGCAGAAGACCTGAATCTCGGAGTATTTTTCGCCGGTGGGATGCGCGGTGAATACAAACCCATCCTGGCCAAGAAAATTTCCGTAGCGCGCGGCAGCCTTCGGGATGACGTGCCGATTGTGGCTACGAGCAGGCTTTTTGAATTCAAGCCGCAGCAGCGCATCGTCCGGACTCAGGACGCAAACCAGACTCCCCTCAATACCGAGACCGGAAGTTGCCCCACGGAGTCGAACAAGCTCGAAGGGGTTGATGAAAGTTTTCAGGTCCTTGTCGTCGGTCAAGGTCCGGCCACTGTTCGGTGGATTCGGTCGTTCGCCAAGAGCACGCCGGAGGACATGAGCGGCAGCGCCGAAGCCTGCATTGACGAAGTGCCGTATAATACGGTGCGTTTCGACGGCCCTGGAGTGGCCGACCCGAATATCGTGGTAGCGACTGAAGAACTGGCCGTCAAAGATTTGCAGCACTTCACCGCGACGAAGACCGTGACCGTGACGGACCAGGGTGTTAGTGCTATGGGCATCGGAAGTGCAGAAAGTATCATCAGTCAGGCCGCTGCCGACCGCGTGGCTACCATCATCGCGACGAAGATGGCCAGTGTCGAAATCAGCGGGTCTCTGCCGCCGGTTATTTCCCTGGGGGAGGGCTTTGAATAATGAACCAAGCCTTTGAATACCTCTTTCTGCGCCGCCCGCGCATCGACTACATTTCACCGCCGATTTGCGAAGCGCTTTTCAGCAGTTCCGGAGGGCCGGTCATCGTCCTGAACCCGCTGACCCCGCAAAGTTTTCCGACCGGGCTCATTCTCGGCGGCGTAGGCAACTTCACGCTGTCCTGGGACTCGTATCCCGGCGCGCTGTGCTACAGCATTTACAAGGCCGACACCGCGAATCCTTTCGGCAGCTACACCATCGTGGCGGAATGTATTCCGAACCCTCCCATCGACCTGACGCCCTTCGGTCCCGGACACTACCGGGTCAGCGCCATTACCCCTAACGGCGAAACTCCGCTCAGCGACCCGATACAGGTGGGAGAAGGCACCTGCCCCGCCATCATTGCGCCGCTACCGAGTGAAATACTTTTCGCCACGCTCG